ACTTCACCAACTTGAGATCCTAATTCAGATCCTGCTTTCTGTCCCAATAACAATGCCCAACCAGATACTAACCAACCAACATATGGAATGCTAGCAACTGCTGGAACAACTACTCCAGCACTAATTGCGGTTCCTGCCATTGCACCTTGTGACCGTGCTCCAGCGTCCGCCACGATGCACTCTACTTCTTTTGCAGACTTTCCCTCGCCGTCTAATACGGCACCTCCTAGGTTGCGAGTGCCGTCCATTGTGAATTGATCGTGACGATACTCACTTCTATTTTCAGTTGTTGGACCAAAGAAACCTCTCCTATCCTTATGAAGTTGAAGACTTCTATTAGATTCTAGGATAGTGGGATCATTTGCCCTATATTCAACCTTATATCCATCCTTCGTTGCTTCTACAGAGAATGATGAATAATCTCCTTGTGGAAACTGGATTGAAGGAAATTCTGGGATAGAGTTATCTTTAATTACATAACCCAATAATCCTATATGTGCTATAGCAAATAAACTGCCTGCAGTAATCGCGGCAGTTTTTATAGCATTCATAATCCTGGAACTGCGCTACCAGCAGCAGCACCACCTATAGAAGGAATAACACCACCTGTTGCACCAGGTAATTCTGGAACTGCGCCATCTAACATTCCAGGAAGTGCTCCTGTAATTGCTTCTGTGGCGTGTTTAGTAACCTGTTCCTTTACACCATCGATAATTGCATCTCTTTGGAGATACACATAAGTTCCACCACCAATGATGCCTGCAACACCCACAAATGATAAAACCGATAATACATTAATTACTTTCTGCATCTACTTCATCCTCCAGGATTAAAAGTGTTTTTATTTATTCAACGTGCACAGTACCAATCATTCCAGCTCCCTTGTGGGGACCACACCAATATGTATAATCTCCAGCATCTGCAAATTTGATGTCTTGTGATTCACCAGGAGAAAACATCAAAGATTCTCTTGATAAGTCTGGACGACCTTCCACAATAATATTATGTGGAGGTAACATATTATTTTCAAAGTGGACTGTTTCACCAGCAGAAATAGTAACTTCTGCAGGATCAAAAACTAAACTTCCATTTGAACCCATCGTTACATCTACTGCCCAGGCAGGTAGAGCAAGAAACAATGTGGCGAGAAAGGCAAATAATACTTTCATTTTAATCCTCCAAATACTTTTCGATTACTTCGATACGTTCTTCTTCTTTTGCAATTGCATCAATCTGATCTTGAATTGCACCCAGAACGTCAGGATGCTCACCAATACCTACAGGATTTGTAAGGTATATCTCAATGTTCATTTTCGCTTTTTTAATACTCCCAACGGACAATGCCTTGAGAGCTTCTAACATTTCTCTTCTCATAATTAGTCTACTAATGTACCGTGTGCTCTACGAATCTCTCGCAATGCTTCAAGATTCATATCTTTTGTTCCCCCATCATAGGGGTGAGCGTATCCTTCTGCGATCATTTGTTCGTTGAGAGACACTGTTGCGTCCCCGACGTATAACCAACCGAGAAGGCGACCGTACTTACCCACACCGCCAACAAGCTCTGTGCGAATAACAAGATCATCATCACCACTAATAGCACCTTCCAACTTATGTTTAAGCCAGTTGGTTGCATCGACTCCAAGTTCTTTTTCTTCCAAGTTTCTCGTTCGTTTTTCAGGAGTATCGACGCCAGCGATACGAACTCTTTCTTTTTTATAGAGATCAAATCCGAGATCGATAAGAACATCTATAGTGTCTCCATCAAGAACCTTCGTTATCTCGATCACTCGAAAGTTGTAACAACTCTTCCGACTTGGTGGTGTCATTGCTCCCATCTTCTAATTCCTTAAATGCGAACCTCATTATATAGACAATATAGTAAGAAACACCTAGGAGTAATGTCACCAAAAGAACAACAACACTCCAGGTTACATCAGTTACATTAGTTAAAGGTCTAAGAAATAAATTCACTTTTTGTTTTCATACTTTTTAATACTGTCTTCCCACTCTTTTAGTGATGATGAGCAATCAGGTGGTTCAGGATCTTTATAACCCTTTATTTTTTTCCACTTATTATACATTGCTTGCAGCATCCAAGACTGTGCCAGACTCTTTGGTCCATTCTCTAGGAGTTCAAGTTCTTTCTTATTACTAGTGAACTGCTTATATTCTTCACGCCAATTGGTGTCAATCACATCTTATAGTTTTCAGGGTTTTCAGGTTTTGCAGTTGAAATGGTAACAGGTGTCTGTTCTATTCTAATTGTTTGTGCCGGTGCAGTTTGTGCTGCTTTTTCGATCAATCTTTCCATCTGTTCTTTGGTGATTCCACCTCCACCACCTGATGCACCATTAGCACCATTCTTCTTGGCAGTCTGAACGCCAAAAGTGGCTAAAACCCCTGTGAAGACGCTGGCGATGAAGGTTGGATCAAGTTTCTGTTCAGGAATTCCGAGTGCAGGAGGTAGTTTGATGTATGCCAAAGTGAGAATTGAACCAGACCAAACAAGGATACCAAGACGGACAAAGGTAGAAAGAATAGCAAGTTGTTCTTCAGAGTCTTCGACTTTTTCTTTAAGTTTTCCAAGTGGACCTTTCTTCTTTGGTTCTTCTTTCTTAACTTCTTCTGACATAAGGAACAGACAAGGCTCTGCTATTTATGGTTTGAGGATGTCAACTGTGATGTTTGTATGTTCGATTTGGTTAAATTTTTGACAGAGAACAGTGCTTGATTCGTGTTCCCATTTGTGATACGTGTTCTTTAGTTTTTCTGTGTAATTAGGACTATCGAAGCATTCCATTTCCTTTGCAACGATAGTCTTTATTAACACATCTCTGGTTAAATTTGTCATACTAGAAACTTTTTATCCAACAGAGAATCCACCATTACAACACTGTAGAGATTATTCACCGAATTCTCTTTGGGTGTTTTTCCGTGTAGGATGTTATTATTTAGTAAGATACCCATTTTCAACCAACCATTCACGGGTCATAGGAGTCGGTTCATAATCGGTCCACATCGTACCACGGGCACAAGATTCTAGTGCTTCTTGAGTCATACCAGCAGTCTTACCTGCCCAGAATGCTTCTTTCTCCCAGGGAATAGCACCAGGCATATCCTTATAAGTATCGGCAGCAATATCTTGCCAGATTTGAGGAACCTTTTCCTCATCCATAATGATAGCAATCATACTATTATCAATAGTTCCTGCCATACAATCCTGTGCAGCATGCCATCCTTCGTGACGCATAACCGTCATAAGGATGTGAGGACGACGCATAAATCTTTTGTTAAGGAAAAAGTTATTACCTACAGTATGATATACTCCACGATGACCAACAGGAAAATATTTCTCATCTGCTAAAAACACCTTAACTCCGGCCTGATTAGAAGCCACGAGCATTCTGTGGAACTCATCAGTAACAACACTGAAATCACTGCCAGGATAATGAGCAGCAATATCACCAATACTGAATACTTCTTCGACTCCATCAGTACATTCCTGCAGAAGCATACATCCCATAGAATGACTGGTAAAGTATTCATTATCCTTAAGTGGATCTGCAAGAACAGGGACAGTTAATGCTGCAGATGCTAATAAACTAGCAATAATTTTTTTCATTCATCATCTCCAATGTATTCGAGTGAAATAATTTCTTGTTCAGGACCATTAGGATTTAACCACTCAGAAAATTCTTCGTGGATACAATATGCATCTTCTATACCATCAAGAAAGGTTTCTTTAGTAGAATCCCCACAGAAATGATGCATTCGGTCAATTGCCCAATCACAAGTCTGTTTTAAGGTTTCCTCTAAAGTTACCATAGTCTTTTCGCATATAGCGTCCTAGAATGTTACTATTATAGTATGCAGGAGACCCATCGTCAAGAGCTTCACTTAAGACGTTATTTAAGAATAACTGCTTGGTCTCTTCAAAATTGCAAGTTCCTTTAGTTATATGTAGACTTAATATTTCTCTACTGAAGAACTCTTTGCCATACTTTTTTATATCTTCTTTTAACTCTGGACAAGAACCATAATACTTCTTCCAATCAGATTCTTGTTTTACCTTTCTCTTTTTTCCAGGAGGTTTTCGAAACGACCAAAAATACTTTCGCCCAATGTACTGTCGTTGGTTGGACTTATTGGTAATGAGATACACAAACCCAAAGTTATCCCCAACATCATCGGTATCAAAAATTCTCTCATCATATCTCCAAGGGTTATCATAACTCATATAATATAATCTTATGAGCTATTATTTATCTTCAACCGGGACAAACCTAGTCTACATAAAAAAAGCACCCTTGTCAATAGGGTGCTTAATATTATTTTGTTTTCCTAATCAGGAAGCGGATTCAACAATCTCTTGGACGTGATCTGCTTCCAGGCGGAGCATAATGTAATGTGCCTCTTCTACGCTCTCTGCGTGACCTTCAGAGATGAGATAGTCAAGAACGATATCATATGATTCTTTCTTAGTATCCTCACTCTTCTTAACGGCAGTTACACCCGACAGTGCTTTATCAAGTCTTGATTGCTTTTTCTCACTAGACTTTACTGCATTGCTTGCGGCAGATGCCTTAGGTTTTGGATCAGGCAATCCTGCCTTCATATCCTTCATTAAAGGATTTGTAGTTTGATTAGTTCCTCTGGTGCGATCCCTTTCTGCCTGACGTGCAGCAAGTTTTGGATTTGCTTTTGCCCATGAAGCCATATCCTTCTTCTTATCACCTGTTTGTGCAGCAGGTTTAGGTGCAGCAGGTTTAGGTGCTGCAGGTCTTGAAGCAACAGCGTTGCCCCTTGGTTGTGTTGGTGATGCTCCTGCAGATGGTGCAGATGATCGTCCTGGATCTTTATCACTTTTCGGCGGTGCTGATTTATCTCCTCCAGAAGTCCCTCTTCCAAGTGCAAAACCAACAGCACCAGGAATCACTGCTTGAGCAATTCTTCCGATAGGAGTCTTTTTAACAGCACCTTGGATGGCACCACCAACTTTAGCGACACCTGACTTCAGTTTTTTAAGTCCTGCAGTTGCTGCACCCTTGAGTTTAGAAAGACCTGCTCTGACAACCGAACTTGCTCTAGGACCCTGCTTGGCGACTCTAGATGCTGCTCTTCCAGCACCCTGGAGACCCTGACCAATTCTGCTCAGAGGAGCAAGTCCTTTAGCACCTTTAGCAAACTTTGCTGCTTTAAGTCCAGAACCAAGAATTTTCAGAGCACCACCAACAAACTCATCAAGTTGTTCTACCTGCTCATTAACATACTCTTCAGAGATTGTGCTCTCTGTAATTAAATCTTCGTTAAAGTCACCGAACCTTTCAAGGATTTCTTCGTCTGCTGCTGTTGAGAGAAAACCTAAAATACCTGATGCGGAATATCCCTCGTGGAGCATCGATGATGCAATAGTTGCATACACATCTCCCGCAAAGTTATCAATCTCTTCTATCGTTTCAGAGTCTGTTTCTTCATGAATAGAAGAATAAATGTTGTATACATCTTCAATGATGTAATGTGACTTAGACATTTTTCTAATAATACTATCTATTATGATAGTATTTATCAAATCACATCCTTGCTCTTGCTAGAGTATCATTCTTTGCTTTTGCTCTGAGTGCAGCAAGATCTGATGTCTTATTACCAGCAGCGGTCATTTGAGGTTTAACTGCAGGTTTGACTGACATTGAAGTATTAACTTTGTTCCCACTGTTCATCGGTTTTACACTCGCCAAAGCACTATTAAGTCTTGAGGATCCTGTCGCTTTGACACCTTGCTTGAGGTTACTCAACGAACCACTAGTTTGAGGTTTGAGTGACATTGAAGTATTCACTCCCTTCATTGTACCCGACGCACCTGGAATCTTACCTGCATTTCCACTCATAGCAACACCTGTTTTAAGGTTACTGATGTTTCCTGCTGCTCTAGTAGAACCAACGTTGCCAGCAGTGGCGGCAGCTGATGATCCGGCAGTAGTTGCTGGTTTCGCTGATGGAATCTTACCTCCAGCAGCAGTATATCTTGCTTTTTCTGCGTCACTAAAGTTTCCTGCAGTAAACTTACCAGTTGCTTTATCTAACCTACCTTGTACGCCACCCTTAAGTGC